AGATTTGAAATCATATAATATATGTTCAGCTCTTAATAGATTTGGTGTATCTCTGAATAGTGAGTTGTGTAATCCATACTTTTCTAATACAGCATAACATTGTAATTGATTGTACAGATAAGTTGCATACAATTTATGGTCTATTTCACCAGACATGAGTATCTTCACAAAGTCTTGCCGTTCAGCGTCTTTGTGATGTTGCATTGTTAATTCTTTTATATCTAACATTATTGCCACCTTGGTCCTGTAAAAAACATTGTTATTGTATGTGTAGTTTTGTTCATATTAAAAATAATTCATGCTTATGTTAATTCTACATTTAGCGTCTGTACATGTTGTGCTATTATGTGGTATACTAGGGTCAAATAACAATAATCTATTAGGTATACTTTCTACTGTTGTACCGTCTTGTAGTACAGTTAATCCATTGTTTTCATTAATATATAAGATAGCACCTTTATGTTTAAACTTCATATCTATGTGTTTTCCGTGATGTTCTAATTTATGTGTTCTAGGATATAAATTTGCTTTTATTCTCATCATAGATTTAACACCTAAACTTTTACTATCTAATAAAGGAACTAAAAGGTCAAAGTGTTCTGACCAAGGTTTTTGGTGTTTATAAAAAGCATGTGTAAAATAAAAATTAGGATCCGGTTGGTCTTTTAAAGCTACGGCATTAGCATAAAACCAAGGAAAACTATCACCCATTATTATTGATTGTAATTTATTAAAATAATCTTCTGGTAAAGCATTATCTATAATTTTATAATCAGTCATTTTCAATCCTTATATTTGTAACAATACTTATCCTAGGTTTTGTTGTGTTTGTTTGTCTAGGTATTGCGTGTGGCAATAGGCCACTAAAAATAATCATTTCATCTTCTACAGGTAAATAATTATAATGTTCAAACATATATGTATTATCTTCTTCTTCATTATTTATCTTGTCATAAAAACTAGGTACTAAATGTCTAACAAATGGACCATAATCATTTGTATTAAACAATCTAATACCTGTGTGTTGATTTCGGTCAAATTGTAAATAATGTACACAAGTAAACATAAAATCTGGCAAATGTCTATGTGACTTCATATATTGACCATCACCAACACAGGTATAATTAGCTATATCAAATTTATATTTTATCTCTTTAACAAGTTTTATTTTTTCATCAAAGAAGTTTTTGATAATCTTTGAATATAATGGTATCATTATTTCATTATATATTATTCCAGAATCATTAAATTTATTGTTATTAAAATCGCCATAAGAATGGTGTAAATTACTGTCTTTATCCCAAACATTTCTTTCTTTATCTATATCATAATTTTCTAATATATGATTTATTACTTTTTCTTTATCATAAGATTGTTTGTCTATATGATATGAATGAATTGGACTGCCAAATAATACCTTTTTATTCATAGATATTATCTTTTAAAAATTTATACAATGAAGGCAAATGTTGAACAATATTATCCCAATCAGTTTTTCTCATATCTATTCTATCAATAATTTCTTTATACTGCAATTCAAGTTCACTTCTATTTAGTTGATTGGTATACATGATGGTTTCTAAATCAGTTGGCGACCAATTCATACCAGCTGCGATTGTATGTAATCCACCATTATGTGGAAAATGATAAGAGTCATCTCTATGTATTGCAGCTTCTACCATACCATTAAGTAATGGTCTTTTTAAATTTATAATATCACTTGTCCATTCTTTATTAAAATTATTTTGCCAATATTTTGTATCTGTTCTTTGAGAAAAAGCATAATGCATAGCAACAAATTCTGCAAAATCTCTAAACAGTCTTTTACATTGATAAGTATAATTATCTTTATCCCATTGAGATATTTTTTCTCTGTTTAATGTTCTTACTAATCTAATTAAAAACTCATGTACCGTAAATAATCCATTACTTTCTAATGGTTCTATAAAACCGGCTGCCAAACCTATAGCAACTACATTTTTTACGAATAATCTTTTATGAATACCTACACGCATTTTTATATTTCTAAATTCTAAATCATCTCTACCTAAATATTCTTTAAATTCCTTTAATGCGTCTTCATCACTTACAAACTTATCTGAATACACATAACCTGTGCCTATTCTACTCCATAAAGGAATATTCCAAACCCAACCGTTGTTTATTGCTGTGCAATTTGTGTATGGTTTTATTTCTTTTTCTTTGTCTTTGTAATCAATTTTTGTTGCCCAAGCAGAATTGTTTGGTAGTAAATCATTATAACTTTCAAAAGGTTCATTAATAGTTTTATCTAATAATAAAGATTTAAAACCTGAGCAATCAATAAACAAATCAGCACTATGACCATTTAAAGATACAATACCATTCTCATCACTTTTTATATCTTTGATATCTTCTTCAATGTGTTTTACACCTTTAGGCAAACAATAATGTTCTTTTAACCACACACCAAATTTAGTTGCGTCAAAATGATAAGCTGTATTTTTATTAAAATCAAATGGAATAATATTATCTTTGTTGTAATCTAGTTTATTATTATTAACTAAAGCCATTTGAGGAAAATGACACTCTGCATAATCACTATTAGGTGTTTCAGGTTTTAAAAACTTTTTAAACCACCAATCGTTTAATTTTGCATGGTTGCCATCTATTACTGGTTGACCAAAAGGGTAATGAAACTCTGTACCTTTTCTATAAAAATCTGTAAATTTAATACTTAATTTATAACTACCGTCACAATATTTTAAAAATTCCTTATCATCTATTCCGAGATACTTTGTCCAATCTCTTATACCACCTACGGTACTTTCACCTACACCTACAGTTGGCGCATTAGGACTTTCTATTAAAACAATTTCTTTATTGGGGAAAGTTTTTATCATTGTAGCAGCCGTCATCCAACCAGCTGAACCGCCACCTAATATAATTATTTTATTCATTTTCATAAAGTTGTACATTGAAAGATAAAGATATTCTATCTTCATCACTTTTATTTGGTTCTACACCATGTTCTAACCAACCAGGAAATATATACAAGTTGTTTGCTTCAGTATCCATAAACCTATAAGGCCTATTATCATCTGTATCTTTTATAAAATGCGAATCTTTCCAATCATATTCTAAAAAAGAACATGTGTGTTTAAAATAAATTCTACCACATTTAGGCGGTGTTTTAACATAAAAAACTCCAGATACAAAAGCATGTGGATGGGTATGAGAAATATTATAACCATCTTTAGGATTTAAATTAATCCACATATTATCTAGTCTAGTATTATATTTTTTAGTATTGCCACCTATAGCCTCATAATAAGATTTACAAGCGTCTGTAATTGTTTGAGCAACATGTGTTATTTGATTAGGAAACCTTAAATCTAATGATTGCCAGGCATCTCTGTTTGATTTATTTCTACCATTTAATTGTATCATTTTTGTATGATAACAAAATGTTTCTATTTCTTTTAAATCAAAATCTAATTTACTACAACCTATAGGAGAGGCAAAGTAATTTTTTATATCTAATTTATTTTTCATTTTTATTTTTTCTAAACCAAGTAGGCAATCCTATATGAGGCCTGTCATCATAAACATTATCACTTTCATATTCAGAATTTACATCATTATAGTGTAAAAATACTTGAGCACAATCAAAACCATTAAATTCATTTCTCCAATGTGCTAAATCGCAACCTTTATAAACCAACATATCACCATGATTTAAATTTACTTCTATATCTGGTTCAATAAAAATAGGCCATTTTTCACCACCTAAATTTAATGTTGTAGATATTTGACATGATGGCCTGTCTTTATGTTTTTTTAATATATCGCCAGTCTTATAAATTCTTGCATATGAATAAGTTTCTACAAGCTCTAATTCTGTAATTTTTTCCATTTTAGGTCTTACATACATTAAGATAGTTTCCATTAATGTATCACCGTAAATAGAATATGTGTTAGGTACCTGACCATCAGCATATGTACCCCACTCTTGAGCCATAGGTGACAACCATTTTTTTTCTGTCATTGTATTAAATGCTTGTCTTTTAAGTAAGAGATAATTATATGCCATTGTGGCCATTTCTTTTGTAATAGCCTCTTTAATTACCACATAACCTTTATTATTAAAATCATTCATGGATTTTTTCCTCTATTTTTAAATTATTCGGTACTGCTTGTAAATTAAAATGAATAAATCTAAACGGGTCTAAACCATTATCTACTGTAAATTGGTGAGGTAAATATCCATTAAATATAACCAACGAACCGGGTTTTACATTTAAGGCAATTTTATCACTACCAATAGTAGAATTATTTTCATTTACAAAAGGAAGTTTACTCATTAAAGCTGCTGGTCTAGGGTCGTGAAATACAGGCTTAGATGTTCTTTCTGAACATTTTAAAAAATAAAATCCTGATATATGATTATTATAATGAAAATGTGTGTCGTGATGGCCGCCACCTATTCTAGGAAACTCTTGCACCCAAAATTCTGATATTGCTAAATCAAAAGGTTTCATATTAAAACCTTGTCTAATTAATATATCATATGACCTATCTGCTACATAATTTCTTAATTCAAGACAATCTTCATCTTGTGCTATTGACCATGAATGTGATGACCAACCAAAGTCTTTTACTTTTTCAAAATCGTCACCTAAAAGTTTCATTCTTTTATTCATTTCATCAACATAACTAGGTGTAGTTTTTGAAGCCTCAATGTGTTTATCACATGCCTTATCAACCTTTTCTAAAAATTCTGGTTTATCTTCACAATAAACAGGTGATACAAAAAATAAATTTTCTTCCATAATTATCTCCAGGGTTGTCCACAACTCCAATTTACTAGTGAATGTCTAGTACCTTGTGTTACAGGTTTTACTCTATGCCAAACAAAACTAGGAAATATTATGATAGAACCTTTAGCTCTAATTTCTTCACATACGGTAAAATCTTTATTAGTAAATTCATAATCTTTAGAGTTTCTAAAATCAAACTCTAAATCTCCACCCTCATATTCGTCTGGATGTGATAAAGAAACGGTCATTGATAGTTTTCTTATTTTGCCTTCTAAAATGTCACCTCTTTGGTGTTTTTCATAACCTTTTGAATAACTATCAGAATGCCAACCATAAAAATCTCCTTTGTCATACCTTGTAAACTGACATTTCTCATTATGACTCCACTCAAAATTCCAACCAGCCATTTCATTTGCTTGATGAATATAAGGATTTATTTCTTTATAAATCCAATTCTCCATTAACCATGCAATTTTAGATTGTCTTTTTTTATTTTGAAAAT